AGACGATTATTTGGGTTCAGGAAAACTGATTAAAAGAGCAATTAAAAAATATGGAATTGAAAATTTTAGAAAAGAAATTTTAGAAAAATGTCAAACAAAAGATGAGTTTTGTGAAAGAGAAAAATTTTGGATTAAAAAATTAAATAGTTACAATTCTGTTGGTTATAACATTGCTAATGGTGGTGAGGGTGGAGATACTTATACTAATAATTCTAATTTTATATAAAATTTTTATATGAACAATGTTTTTTGTCACCAGTTAAAATAGGAAAGTTGTTAAAACTTTCTAAAAATACAGTTTATATTATTCTAAATCAACTAAATGTAAGATTGAAGACTGTTGGTGAATGGAATACTATAAAATTCAAAAAACATTTGACGGGCTAGACAGGATTCGATTGGTAACAGAGTAATATGAGTGCAAGTAGGTTGGAACACCTTTAACATTCCAAATAATATAGACGCAGAAGAGAAATCTTCATTTACTTTCGCAGATGCACTTGCTTTCGTAGGTGCTTCTGAAGAAGTAGTTCTTGCTTAATTAAAGCACAGAACCACTGGTTGCTCACAATACCAGTGAACGGAGCAAGGTGAGCAAACCACCCACTTGGTTATGTGGCGTCCGTCAGGCATCACGGACAACGATATCGCAAATAGAGCCCGAGCCTCTTGTTAGTTTTCAGCTCGTAAAAACTATTGAATGCAAACTAACTAAACTTGTAAATGACTGATATTATGATTTTATCAAGACCTGGGTTCAAATCCCAGCTAGTCCACGACGGTAATATTTTCAATTTCATCTATATTTATAGAAAAATAGGAGATTGAAAAATGTCAAATTTTGGAGTTTATAAAAGTAAAAGAAAGTATCATTTCATTTATAAAACAACGAATTTAATAAATGGAAGATACTATTATGGAATGCATTCAACAGATGATTTGAATGATAATTATTTTGGTAGTGGAGCTAGATTATGGAAAGCTATCAAAAAATATGGCAAAGAAAATTTCAAAAGAGAAATTGTTGAATTTTGTGAAGATAGAGAAGAACTTGTTGCTAAGGAAAAAGAGATTGTCAGCTTAAATGAGATTGCAAAAAAAGAATGCATGAATATAAAACTTGGAGGTGATTCAGGAGGGTTTTTTTCTAAAGAACATCAACAAAAATGTAGCAAAGCAGGCAAAAAAGCTTTCAATAAAAAACTAAAAAATGACAAAGAGTTTGCTACTAAATGGAAAAAAATGGTAAGTGAAAGAAATAAAGAATTTCTTAAAACAGGAAAATTAAAATCAATTCAGCAAAATTATAGTTGGATTGACAAAAAACATACTCCTGAAACAATTGAAAAAATGAAAAAAGCTCACAAAGGAATGCATAAAGGCAAATTAAATTCTCAATTTGGGACTATCTGGATTACAAACGGAAAAGAAAATAAAAAGATTTTAAAAACTGATCAAATTCCAAATAATTGGAACAAGGGTCGAATTTCATTTTGAATTAGAATTTTAGTATATTAGCATATAAATTATTGTCATACTTTTAAAAGGTTATAGCATGTCTGATGCAGAAATAAAAACATCAACAATCAAAAGGTTATATATGCAAAAAGGAAAAAACACAATAATAATTTTTCTATTAATTGTTATTGCATTTTTGTTATTCCCCTATGCTGCTTCACTGATTGAGGGAAATGAACAAATTAAAATGAAAACACTTTCGCTTGATGACTATGAAGTTGGCCAAATGATTGAGACGGGCGACTTTATGTTATGGAATCGAAAAACAAATGAAATTGATTATTGTGTTAAGGATAGTTTAAGTAAAGTTTTTCATTTTCAAATCATGAAAACTGAACAGAAAAATTATGATGCTATTTTTGATAAAAAGAAAAAGCAATAATCTGTTTTAAAGGAGACAAAAAATATGAGATTTTTATACTTTACGTTAATTATGTCAATGCTATTATGTTTTACAGTTGGAAACAAAATAAATCCCATGTCAAGAGTGACAAGTGTAGATAGCATTGATAAAGCAGAATTATTATTTAATTTGGTGAAAGACAGTCCACCGAGTGTTCAACTGTATCATTACACAAAATATTATTGCAAAGTGTATAATGTTCCTGAGTGGTATGCATTTAGAACATTAAGAGAAGAAACTGGATATAAAGGCCCAAATCATTTAAATTATAATCCAAAACAAAAATCGCATGCAAATGCACTTGGGCCATTTCAAGTTTTATTGTCTACAGGAAAAGATATGCATGACGATTATTTTCCTCTTACACGCGAATTACTACTGTCAGATATAAGATTGAATGCCAAACTAGGAATTAAATATATTGCTTGGTTATTTAATCAATACAATGATTGGAGAACAGTGGCTGGAAGATATAATAGTGGAAAACCAGAAAGCCAATGGCCAGCTGAAACAAAAAGATATGTAAAAGCAATTAATTCATAATGGAAATTAAAACTGAAAAGGTTACATTTATAAGACATAAATGCAAAGATGGTCATGTTGATATTTGTGCGTGTGACATGGCTGACAATCCAAATAGTGAATTAAAAGCTTGTGTTGTATTAAATGCAATTGTCAATTACATTAGATTTAATGATGAACAACAATGGCATAGAATACATAGTAGAAAACAATTCATAAAATATGATGAGTATACTATTGAAGAAATAAAAAAAATGATTGTATATTAAAAATAAAAAAGTGAGGGTTATATGAACTTAACGCCAGAGCAGTTAGTAGAATATTGGGAAAAACTAATTGCTATTATTGAAAAAAGCTTTAGTGGTGAAAGAAAAGAAAGACTATTAAAGTTATACAATGATTTGCAAGACAGAATTCTCTATTGTCCTGCAAGCTATAAAGAATATTTCCATGGAGCATTTCCTGGGGGATATTTAGTTCATGTGTTGAATGTAGTTAATTTTTCAATTCTGCTTGACAAATTATGGACTGAGAATGGAGCAACAAGAAGCTATTCTGATGAAGAATTAGTTTTTTCAGCTTTGCATCATGACTTGGGAAAAATTGGTGATCTAGAAGAGAAATACTACATTGAACATAATGAAAAATGGAGAAAAGATCGAGGGGAAATCTACATGATTAATCCAAAAATTAGATTCATGTCTGTGCCTGACAGGAGTCTTTGGTTATTAAATCATTATGGAATTTCTGTTTCACAAACTGAAACTATTGCAATATTATTACATGATGGAATGTATGATGAGGGAAATAAAAATTATTTACAAGGCTACAGTGAATACAAACAGCTTGATGATAATTTACCAATCGTTCTACATCATGCTGATATGATGGCAATGTCAATTGAAAGAGATCAATTCAAAGAGTCAGAAATAACGAAAAAATCAACAAAGAAAAGTAAGCCAGCTTCAGAGTCTGTGAAGAAAATTGCTGATGATTTTTTCAAAAAGGAGTAGTTTATGCTTGAAATTTTCTTGGGGGTTGTTATTATTGTTTTACTTTATGTTATATATAATCAATCTCAAAAATTAAATACATATGAGAATCTTTTAGAAAAAGCAGAAGAAACTCATATTTCACAATTAAATGCAATAGTAAAATGGATGACTGTTGCATTAGATAAACTTCATAACATTGACAGGCTTCAAATATTCGAAGCAGATGATGATGTTGGTTGGTTTTTTAAAACGCTCAAATTTCAGATTACAGAACTCAACAATCAGATTGCTCAAATAATGGAAGAGGGGTCAAGTGAAGAAGAAAAGGAAGAAGAGAAGTAAATTTTATTTTGATGAAACTGTAGAAAAAGCTATTGTATTATATAATCAAGAAACTGATCAAACAATAAGAAATCAAATCTATAATGATAATATAAAGTATGCAATAGAAAAATTAGCAGAAAATATTATTAACACTTTTAAGTTTCCATATATTACTGATAAGTTTAGCAATAAAAAGGCTGATGTAGTTTCTCATTTAATTCTTAATTTGGACAAGTATGATCAAACAAAGGGAAAAGCATATTCATACTTTGGCCAAGCAGCAAAAAATTATTTAATCATAAATAATGATAGTAGTTATAAGAAACTGAAAACTGATTTTAGTATCAATGCAGAAGAAGAAGACAGCAATGATCAGAATGTTTTTGACGATATTGAAGACTATCATATTGATCATGAAGCATTGAGAGATAATTATCAAAGCTTCATTGAAGATTTTATAATATATCTAGAAGAAAACTTAGATATTATGTTTAAGAAACCAAATGAAAAAAAGATTGCAAATGCTATAATACAGTTGCTTCAAAACTATGATTCAATTGAAAATTATAGTAAGAAAAATATTTATATAATGTTGAGAGATATGACAAATCTTAAAGCAACTCAAATTACAATAGTTCTTGATAAGATTAGAGGAATATATAAAAAAGTTAAAGATGATTATTTAGAGTTTGGTCATATTGAACATAAAATTGAAAATTAATGTTTCTTGTTATGAAAGCCGGTCAAAAGCCGGCTTTTTTTGTTTTAAATGATATTTATATATAATGTTATTCATCCACTAATAGAAACCAACAATGATTGATAAAGATACAAAAATTTTCGAAGACAAGAGTTTGTCTGATGTGTTTTCAGACATTTATAACAATTCAAAACATAAACAAGTTAAAATAGATGGCATTCTTGATAATGTGAAAGATGTTTTGAAAGATGTATCAAGTGCTTCTTTATTATTACCCATTATAAAAGAAGTCTTAGAAATTTCAGTAAAGAATGATGAGCAATTAGTGAAGTTGGCGGGAATCATTCAAAAACTATTAGATAAAAAAGAAGTAAGTTCAGATCCTACACAATTATTTACTTTAGAAGAAAAAAGAGAACTCTTAAACAGAGCTAAAAATGAGAATGAAATTGATGTTGATGAAAAAATTGAAAAGCTGTCAACAATGGTTGAGCAAGCAAAGTCAACAATTAAGAATGAAGAAAAGAAAGTGATACAAGCAATAAATGAGGCGTAAAACGAAGCTTGAAGGAGCTACTCTGCAATACGGCACAGGATTTAATTTATCAAATGATGTTTCAATAACATCAACTTGGGGCGGTTTGTCAAGTGGAGATGAGTATTATCAATTTGATGCTGCTGAAGTTGTTGACGTAATTTATTCAAAAGATCACCCAAACTTTTCAAGCAATGATGATTTGGGAAAAGCAAAAGTTAGATTGCTTGATAGACAAAAAGATGCGTCAGATGACATATTAATCTGGGCATGGCCTGCCAATCCAGCTATGATTCAATATCCAGTAAAAAAGGAGATTGTTAATTTAATTCAGTTTTTGGGAAGATACTTTTATATTAATACATTAAATTATTCAAACAATGTCAATCACAATGCAGTCCCAGGTGCAAGTGAATCAACACAAAAAGACAACAAAGACAACACTGAACAATATCAAAAAGTTTCTTCATCCAATTTGCCACAAAAACAACAAGAAAAACAAGATGTTTTAGGTGATACATTCAAAGACAATAGTCAAAAAATAAAGCCACTATTGCCTTTTGAGGGCGATGTAATTATAAGAGGTAGATTCGGAAACAATATAAGACTTGGAAACAACCCTCAAACAAATTCACCAGTCATTAAAATGACAATTGGACAATCAGTTGATGTTGATAAAGCAGTTCCATTAGAACCGTATATTGAAAATATAAATGATGATCAAAACTCAATTTGGATTACTGCTGATGAAGTTGTTGATTTGAATCCTGTTACAAAAAGCAAAAGTTATTATTTGAAATCTGCTAGAAACGCACCAAACACATTTGAAGGAAATCAAATTGTCATCAATTCAGATAGAATAATTTGGAATGCAAAGCAACAAGAGATTTTAGCATTTGCCAACAAGGGAATAGCATTGAATACTAATGGGTATATTGCCATAGATTCATCAGAAAACATAGGTTTAAGCACATTAGACAAACTAAATATAACAGCCAAAAATGGAACCTATGTAGATAGTAAAGAAATCATTCTGGGCAAGAATGCTACAGAAAGAATGGTTTTGGGAGATACATTAGTTGAAATTTTAGATGATTTACTTGCTGAATTGATTGCTGAAACACATTTGACAGGAGCTGGTGAAAGTTCACCTCCGAAGAACGCACCAAAATATGCTAAAATCAGAGCTAAATTAAGACAAATTTTATCTAAACAAAATAAAACATTGTAACTTGTCACAATATCATTGACTACTATATTGTCAAAATCAAATGATATTATATTATAGAAAAATAACTTATGCCAATAATTTGGAACAATTTTCAACAAGAACTTACAACATATTTAAAGGGTCATCAAGCAAA